GCCTGCGTTCCCGTCGCCGCGACGGTCTGGCCTCGCGTATCGCCATCTACATGAACACCGATGTCATGCAGGTGCTGGAAGCGCAGTCCACTGACCGGGCGCTGACCACGGCGCGGAACAACACGGTGTCGCTGTCCTCGGCCACGGTCGAAGGCAAGGAAGTGAAGATGTATCGCGGTATCCCGATCCGCGAAACGGATGCGCTTCTGAACACCGAAGCGTCCCTGCCTGCGATGGTCTGATCTGAATGAGGGGCGGCTTTGGTCGCCCCTTTCAACCCATGAACAGGCCGCGCGCCTACTGAAAACCTGAAAGGTCATATCATGATCCTCGACCGTCAAACCCTCTTCTCTGATCGTCAGCTTGTCACCGCCACGGCTGGTTCCGTCGATCAGATCGATCTGTCCCCGCGCGGGTCCGGTGTGATCCGCGACATCGGCGCGGGCGGCGCGGTGCCGCTCTATGTGCAGGTGGTGGAAACCTTCAACAACCTCACGTCGCTGACGATCTCGGTGCAGGTGGATGAAGACAGCGCGTTCGGTTCGCCGACGACTGTGGCTGTCTCCACGGCGATCCCGCTGGCGCAACTGGTGGCTGGGTTCTCGTTTCCGCAACTGGTGGACAACGTGCCGCGCGGGGCGAATGAGCGTTACATGCGCCTGCTCTACACTGTGGCTGGCACTGCTCCGACCACGGGCCGCATCACCGCTGGCATCTCGCTGACCGGGGCGCATACGAATGGCTAAGGTCATCGCCAATCAGCGCGGTTACTATGGCCGCATGATCCGCGACATCGGGGACGTGTTTGACGTTCCCGATGAGATCATGGCCGATGCGCGTCTGCGCCCGTCATGGGTGGAGATCGTCGGCAAGGCCACTGCGGAACCGGCTGCTGCTGAACCGGAAAAGCCTGCGAAGGCGAAGCCGGGACCGAAGGCGAAGCCTGCGCCGTTCGCTGATGCGCCTGAACCTGTTCGGGTGCAGAACGAGATCAACACCGCTCTCGGCACGGCTGAACCTGATTGGGTTATGCCTGCCGGTGGCGACATCTGAAACGGCGGGGCGGCTTCGGTCGCCCTGCTTTTCACAGGAGCGTGACACATGGGTTTTCCCATCACTCAGCGCCCGATCACGGGCAACATCACGGCAAGCGGCCAGACCTTTGTTGTGCCTTGTCTTCAGGCGAACTTCGCGCTGGTGCAGATGGTTGCGACTTCGCTGTCTGGCCACGTTTGCAGCATCGAAGGCAGCATTGACAGCACGACCGGGGCCGATGGCAACTGGTTCAGCATCTCGGCCTCGCGGTCGAACGCGCCGGGAACAATCGAACAGGCAACCGGCACTCTGGCCGCGACCCCTGCCTATTTCTGGCGGATCAACTGCGCCGGGATGAAATACATCCGCTTCCGCTCTACAGGCCATACGGCTGGCACGGCGGCATATACTGCCTTCACGCTGGAAGATGAGATCGATGCTGTGATTGGCGGGATCGTGTCGCTGGCGACTGGTGGGTCTGTGGCTCTTGCCGCTGGCACCAACCTCGTCGGGTCGGTGTCCAATGCCGATAACATCTACTGGAACGAAAGCGTTACCGCTCAGGCTGCGGCTGCGACCGTTACCGGGACTGCGCGCGAAACCGGTGTGGCTGTGGCTACCGCTCAACGCTACGCCGCCTTCAACGCATTTGCCTTTGCCGATCAGGCCGGGACACTCCGCATTGAAATCTCGACCGATAACGTGACCTGGCGGCGCGCGTCTGCCGATGTGGCGGTGGCTGCGAACACGCCGGTGCATCTGTCCGTGCCTGTCACGGCGCGGCACTACCGGGCGGTCTATGTCAACGGCGCGACGTTGCAGGGCGCGTTCATGCTTAATACCTCGTTCACGGTGTCATGATGATCAGGAATGTTGTGAGAACTCAGATCGTGGCTGTCGTGCTGGTTCCGACTTCGGTCCGGCGCGGCAGGCGGTAATTCGACGCCTGCAACCTTCTGCCTTGAAAGTCCCGTCTGAACGCTCAGGCGGGATTTTCATTTAGGGTGCGCAATGGCCTCTGTCGTATCGATCTGCAACCTCGCCCTGTCGAACATCGGGAAAGACAACATCCAAGCCCTGACCGATGCCGGGGCCGAAGCCCGTGCCTGTTCGCAGTTCTATGAACACACGCGCGACATTCTGCTTCAGGGCTATCCGTGGCGGTTTGCAGGCGCGACGGTATCGCTGGCCCAGATCACGAATGATCGTGTAGGCCAGTGGTCCTATGCCTATGCGCGGCCTGCCGACTGCATGAAGGTGCGCTGGCTGCGGCCTCAGTATTCCGAAAACGATCCGGCGCTGTCGTTGCAGGATGAACTGGCGATCCCGTATGAGATCGAAGGTCAAACGATCTACTGCAACCTGTCGCCCGCGTTCCTGCGATACACGTCGCAGGTGGATGATCCGACGAAGTTCCCGCCTATGTTTATCGAAGCCTTGGCTTGGCATCTATCGGTGCGGCTGGCCATGCCTCTGACGCGCGATCCCAAGGTGCGGGCCGAAGCCTACCAGATGGCCACGATGGCTACGGGGCAGGCTCAGATGATGGACGCGAATGAGGCGCGGGAAACATCCGACCACGAAAGCGTGTTTGCCAAGGCGCGGGCTGAAGCTGGCGGGGTGATCGGCTGATGTCTGATTTGGTGATGTTGAACCCGCATGAGCGAATGACTGCCGAAGAATGCCTGTCGCATTGCGCGCTGGATCACGCGAATTTTCAGGACGTGATGGTGATCGGATATGATCAGGATGGCGGGCTTATCGTTCGATCCTCTGCGATGTCTCGCAAGGATGCCGCATGGATGCTTCTCGCGGCGCTGGATCACGCTCGGGGGATTTCGTGATGTCTGATTTGCGCGCCTATCAACCGTCATTCACTGGCGGCGTCCTGTCGCCTTCGCTGTGGTCGCGCGTCGATCTGGCGAAGTATTCATCCGGCCTGAAGACGGCGGTGAACCTGTTCATCCATCCCCACGGCGGCGCGTCGAACCGTGCCGGTCTGGAATTCATTCGGGAAGTGAAGACAAGCGCGGCGAAGACAAGGCTGATCCCGTTCCAGTTCAGCACCGAACAGTCCTACATCCTCGAATTCGGCGGCAGTTACATGCGCGTGTTCAAGAACGGCGCGCTGGTGCTGTCTGGCGCGTCTCCCTATGAACTGGTGACGCCATACACGGCGGCGGCGGCTGACAGCCTGACATTCATCCAGGAAGCGGATGTGATGTATCTCTGCCATGAGGACTATCCGGTTCAGAAACTGTCGCGCCTTGCGGATAACAACTGGACGATCTCGGCGGTTACGTTTGCGCCGAAGATCGCCGCGCCGGGATCGGTGGCCGCGAACGCCCGGTGGAAATTCCGCACTGGATCGACCACGACCTTCGGGTTTCGGGTGTCGGCTGTGTCTGCTGCTGGCGGGGAAAGCGCGGCGGCTGCTCAGGTGAACGTGTCGTTCCAATGGGAAAACTTCGACGGGCGGTTCATCCGCATATCGTGGAACGCGGTGGCCGGGGCGGCGTCCTATCGGGTCTATCGATCGGATGCCTCGACCGGGATCGTGGCGATCACGACCGCGACATCCGCTGACATGCCGGTGAACGGTGGCGGTATCTTCACGGGCGACGGCACGGCAATCCCCGGTTCGCCTATCGGATCGTCGCCGCCTGCAACCCCAACCGGCGTGACTGCCACGGTCCAGTTTGGGAAAAGCTACTCCTATGTCGTCTCGGCTGTGTCCGATGCGACCGGCGAAGAAAGCCTGCCGTCTGCGCCTGCGACCGTCTCGAACGATATGTCCATCAAGGGGAACATCAACACGATCACTTGGGGGGCTGTGGCGGGTGCCTCGGAGTATAACATCTATCGCAAGGAAAATGGTTCCTATGGATACATTGGCCGGTCTGATGGTCTGTCTTTCGTGGATGAGAATATCACTTCTGACATCTCGACCGGACCACAGGACGGGTTCAATCCCTTTGTGGGCGCTGGGAACTATCCGCGATGCGCGACCTTCTTCGAACAAAGGCTGTGCTTTGCCTCCACGAAAAATGAGCCTCAAGGCGTCTGGATGTCTCAGTCGGCGTCATATGAGAACTTCGGGTCGGCGTCTCCTGCGAAAGACAGTGACGCGATCATCTTCAGGATCAAGGCAAAGCAGGTAAATGAAATCAGGTCGATGATCGCATCTCGCGGCCTGATGGTCCTGACATCCGGCGCTGAATGGGTGGTGTCTGGTGACGGGCAGGGATCGCCGATTACTCCGACCCAGATCAACGTGAAAAATCAGGGCTATCGCGGTTCCTCGGATGTGCAGCCGATTGCGGTCGGTGAAACGGTGATGTTCGCTCAGGCGCGCGGCGGGGTGGTGCGTGACTTCTCCTATGAATTTGCGAATGACGGGTTTACGGGGAAAGACCTGACGATCCTTGCGCGGTCGCTGTTTGAAGAGCGGTCCATCGTGGCTTGGGCCTATGCTCAGGCTCCCTATTCGATGGTCTGGGTGGTGCTGGACAACGGCGCGCTGGTGTCGCTGACCTACA